GGCCGAGTACATCACGCCGCCGACCTTGTAGGACGCCTCTTCGGAGACGCGGAAGGACAGCCCGGTCGCCTCACCGAACAGCACATGGCTGAAGTCGATGAGGTGGATGTCGGTTTCGTCGCCGCCGGTGCCGAGGTTCGCCGGCATCATCGTAGTCTCGTAGACCGGCTTGCTGCGCAGGCGCGGGCCGCTGCCTTCACCGGGGCCGTAGTTGACCTCGGGATAGACACGGTTTCCGTTGCCGTCGCGGAGGCCGGAGAGCCAGATGCGGGTGCGCGGGTGCATGATCCATGCGGCGCGACGTCCGTGAATCTTGCGATTGCGCATTTCGGTCTCAGCCTTGGCCAGGGTGGCCTCGACGCGCTGGATCGTCTCGATCGGCGTACCGCCAACGCCCCAGCCCGCGAAGGACGGAACGCCAGCGATGCGGGTGATGCCGAGCGGACGGTTGGACTGGCCGTCGCCACGAAGCAGGGCAAGGTCCATGTTCTCGCCCAGCGCACCGCGGATGTCGTCCTCAATGAACGACTGCATGTCGCCGACCGACCACGAGAGCAGTTCGTTCGATGCAGGCACGAGAACCGACAGGCGCTTGGCCTGGAGGTTCACATCCCGGAACGTCTGCTGCTCGACGCCGATGTCCGACGCTTCCGCCCCGTAGCCACCGACCACGCCGCTGTCGCCGGCGGGAATGGTGAAGTTGCCATTGGGCAGACGGATGCGGCGAGGATTGCCAGCCAGGAATGCCGAGTCTTCCCGGAGGATTTCGATGATCTCGCTGGCGAGCGGCGTCGGAACGGCGTAGCCGCCGTCGGCCGGAGTGGTCGACACCAGCTCCTTGACGAAAGTGCCATAGCCGTTCTTCTCCAACTCCTCGTGGGGAGTGGAGCGGTTCTGGTGAGCCTTGATGATCGACGTCAGCGCGAGGCCCAGCTTTTCGACCGGCTTGAGCTTGCGCTCGACGGCCGCCGGAACGGTGCTGGTTTCGGTCTCATCGACAGGCTGCGCCGCCGCCTTCACCGCATTCTCGGCGCGCTCGGCCAGCGCGATCTTGGCATTGATGCCATCGATCTCGTCCAGCGCCTTCTGGAGCGCGTCGGTGTCTTCCTGCGTAGCGCCGTCGGCGAACGCCTTGGTCTGGAGGTCGCTCAGGCCCTTGGTCTTATCCGCGAGAGCCTTGCGAAGTTCGGCGAGAGTCATATCTCGGTCCTTTCTTCATGAAAAAACCCGCCTCAGTGGGCGGGTCGGATGGTGATCCTCGCGGATCGTGGATCGGGTCGCCCCGATGGCTTACGCGGCCTCGACGGCCGCGATCTTGGCAAGACGCTCTTTCAGCGCCTTCTGGACTTCGGGGTCGGCAGGGACCGGAGCGGGTTCCGGCTCGGGCTCGGACGCCTTAAACAGGCCGCGGATGCCCTCGACGAGCTTCGTCAGCGCACCCTTCCGCTCGGGCTCGTTGATCTCCTGCACCTTCGGCTCGAAATCCTTCAGGAACTCCTCGACGTTGAGTTCCAGTTCCTGCACGACAGGATCGACCTCGGGCTCGGCCGGCTCGGCGGATAGCTCGACAGTGCCGGCGACGACGGCATCAGCCGCCTTCTCCATGCGCTCGGCAATCTTTTCCAGACGGTCGAGCGACTTCTCGTCGAGTTCGATTTTCGTGGTGAGGATGGAGGTCTTGTCGCCGGTGGCGTCCTTGTGCGCGGCCTCAAGTTCCGAGCGCGGGACGATCAGGCCGGCCGCCGTTCGGGTATAGGTGTCCAGCACCTCTTCGAGGAAATCCTTGGCGAGCATGTTGCCCTCCTTGATCGACCGCGCCAATGCCGCAGGATTGCTGGGAACAGCAACGATCGAGCATTCGTACATTTCCCATTCGAGGATGTCGTAGGCCCAGGTCGGCTCGCCCTTGTCGTCGAGCTTCCGCTCCAGCTTCGTCGGCATGAAGCCGATCGAGGCCGCGCGCAGAATGCCCTGCTCCAGAAGGCCGTAGGCCATGTCGATATGCGGCGCCGTGCCCTCGGCGGCGAGTGTCGCCCTGCCCTCGATCCGCTTCGGCTTCTTCTGGACATCAGACCAGTTGCCGAGGATGAGATCGCTGCGATGGTTGAGCAGGCAGATCGGGTTGCTTTCGAACCGGGTCAGATCGGCGCCCTTGGCGCGAACCGTGTCACCGTAGCTGTCGGTGGTCTCGTCGGTCATGACGAAAACAGCCGACCGCGTGCCGCCGTCGAAAGATTTCGGCATTTTGGCAGCGCGGTAGACGATGCCGTCGTTCACGCTCAGCGAGCGCTTCGACAAGTACTCGTCGATCGAGATATTCAGCATCGCTGCCTCCTCAGTTCTTTACGAGAGAGAGGACCGGCGCCTTGGCCTTGTCCTTGTCGTCGGTCTTCTCGGTATCCTCTTCGCCGGGCGCATTGCCGCCGGCTTTCAGGATCACCTCGTTGTTGGTGTCGGTCATCACGAAGTTGCCGCTGAATAGGTAAACCTCACCGGCATCGCCGATCGTATTGAAGCCCAGCTCGTCGAGCGCCTGGTTCTTCGTTATGAGCCCGGTCTTCCACTGGTCGTTGATGACCTTCTGGCGCTGCTCAGGATCGGCGGCATATGCCTGATCCTTGTCGAACATGATGAAATACTCATCCTGCTCGTCCTCGGTCAGCAGGACCGGATGCAGCGCCTCGGTAATCGCATCGAAGATCGGGACCAACGAATCCGTGACATAGGCCCGCTCATAGGGCGTCACGTTGTCGTATTTGACACCGTCGAACAGGTAGACCTTGTGCGGCGGGACACCGTAGTAGCGGCAAACGTCGGTAAAGACCGCGTTGTTCGCCTTCAGAAACTCGGCATCGGCGGCCGTCTGGCTCATCTTCTCGACCTTGGGCGACTGGCCGCTGATGCCCTGCCCTTCAAGGATGAACGGGACGCCCTTCTCGCGCGCCTTCTTGGCTTGCGCCTGCAAGTCCTTATTGAGCCGCTGCCACTGTTCGTCGGTCAGGCCGTCAGGGAACGTCAGCGCCAGGATCGGCATGCCGCCGTTGCTGAACAGATCGCTCTGGAACTTCTGCATGTTCGAGATGAGGTCGAACGCGCCCTTGGCAACAGCACTTGTCGCGATCGGGTCGATCCCGTTCATCGAGCGCAGACGGATATGCGCCATCTGGTCGTCGAGAAGGCCGCCGGCCGCCCAGCCATACTGAGCCTGCGCGTGCTGGCCGTTGGCAGTGACATCGTAGACGTAACGTCGCTGCTTGGGCTCGACGCGCACCGACACGTCGGTATGCGGGATGCCCTGAATCTCCATCAACTCGCCAGTGCGCTTGCGGCGCGCGGCCACGTAATACTGCGACGCCGTCACGAGATGTGCCGTCGCAATCCGCAGGAACTCCTTCACACCATAGTAGCGACTGGTTCGGCCGGCGAGCATTGCTGCGACGCGGTGCTCATTCGGCTCGACGATCTCGGCGCCACCATTCTTGCGGCGATAGAGATATGCCGGTGTCTTCGCTACGTCTCTCGAAAGGACATCGATGCACTTCAGACTGATCGCGAGCCGCAGCATCGCCGAGCGCGAGCCCGCAGCGACGTAGCCCATGCTGAAGAGATCGCCCATGTTGGTCGTGGTCCAGAGGTGGCTGTCATCGGCGCCGAACGCGCGGACGGCCACCGGAGCACGCTCAGTTATGTCCTTGGTTTCGGTCATAGCAGGTGCGTCCGTTTGGCGTGCTTCTGGATGTTTTTGATCTTTTCGAGCGGGCGAAGATTGGTAAGAGCCCAAGCCGCCTTGAACTCGGGATCATCGAAGCCGGTGTAGGAAAAGCTGGCGAGCGGAACGATGTGGTCGAGATGCCAGAACGTGCCGAAGTTCTGCCAAGTCATCCCCCTCGTAAACTGGCGCTCGATGTGCCGGCAAAGATCCTGCTTTGTGTATCCGAATGCGGTCTGCCAGCTTTCGTTCTTGTAGCCGATGGCGGCGGCATCACCATCTCTTCCAGATCGGAGTCTGAGCGCTTCTCGGACCCGGTTTCCCACCGAATGAGCAAACCGCTGCTCCGGGCTCCGCTTCTCGCGCGATCGTCGAGAAATTTCTCTGGTTTTGTCACGATTAGCGGCCCGCCACGCGCGCTCCAACTTCTTCTCGTGATCACCATAACGCTCTCGGCGCTCCGCATTGATGCGGTCACGATTCCGGCTCAGATACCGACGTTTGGATTGCGCGCGTTTTTCTGGATCGCGGTGATAGGCAATTCTGGCCTTCCGCGCGTGGCATTCGCGACAATAGGATTCCAGTCCATCGGGTCGTCCGTTCTTTGGGCTGAAGAACTCGATCGTTCTTGGGTTCTCTGTGTCGCATTGTGAACACGATTTATCCCCACGGAGCTGATAGCTCCTTCGAGGCGTTGGATCGCCGTACTTGCGCCAGTTTTTCCAGTGCGCGCCACACCACCCACGCCCCTTCGCGGGCTTGCTACAACCATCAAATTTGCATACTGATTTGTCAGCCACTCAACACCTCATCCGTGTTGGCTTGGTTAGGGCCGACGCGGTGTTACCAGCACCAAATCGGCCCGCTTAAATTACCCTATCCTACTGACTTTTCAATCAATATCGACCATGCGCAAGCCTCTTTCCGCCATGGGATTCGGCCGCTTGGTTTTCAGAGGATCGACCTGCTCGAGATAACAAGCGTGCGCCATGCACATCCCGTCAAAGCCGTCGATCTTCATGTTGCTGTGCTCGGAGACCTTCTTCGGCAGGATCAGTTCCGCCGTGTTCTGTCCGCCGATCGTGTTCTCGACATTCCAGGCCAGCACCGGGTTGCCGTTGTGGGCCAGCCCCTTTGTCTTCCCGACCGCGCGGGCCGTGATGTCCTTGCATGGCTCGGAGTAGTTCGGCGCGTTCTTGCGGAACGCCACCACCGGCTTCCCCTGCTTCGTGAGGCTGCCCATAAGGGCGTTGGCCTCGCGGTCGTCGATCGCGATGAGTTCGACCTCGGCAATGTCGCAAAGGTCAATTAAGTCCTTCTCGATCTCGACGTAGGTGTGGAACGAGCCCGGCGTGAACGTCAGAAAGCCCTGCTCGTGCCAATGCTCGTAGATGTCGCGGACCTCATCGTCCTCGCGCCATGGCCCATGCTCGGGCACATAATGCTTGGCGAAGAACGCCACCCTACCATCTGGTAGCTCGAACTCGGCCACCCAGCAGACCATGTCGTTGCGGGTGGCAAGATCGACGCCAACCCAGCACTTTTCGCCCGCGAACTGGAAAAGCTTCAGCTTCTCGTCCTTGCAGGCATCCCATTGGTCGCGGCCGATCAGCCGGCTTTCACCAAGGCCCCAGACATTGAACCGCGTCCGCAGCGTCTCGTTCTTGTTTCGCGGATTGGTGTAGATCTCCTCGACTTCCTGGAGCACCTTCCGCTTCGGTGTCGAGATGCCGAAATTCGGGTTCGCCTTGCGGATCACGCGCTCGCTGCGCCAGTTCCCGAAATCCGTCGGGTCGATCGTCCAGATCGCGGCGAAAAGCTCCGGCCGTAACCGCTTGCCTTCCAGAACCTCGATCGCGATGTTGCGCTCATCCCAGCCGACGCCGAAAGCGTTGTAGCCCGCCGACCCGATCTTGAGAAACAGGCTCTCTGGGCGAGCACCTTGCGACGACTTCATCACATTGTAGATCGCCGCCGGCAGCGAGTGGAACTCGTCCGCGACAACCACTTTGGGGTCGTGGCCGTCCTGCTTTTTCCCAGACGATGACAGGATCGTCGCGTAGCTTTCGGTCTCGGCGACGTCTATCCGCTCCGTCAGGCACCGGATGCCGTAATGCTCCTTCAGCGGCGGGTTATATTCTACCATCTTGGACATCGGCTCCAGCACCTTCTGCGCCAGCGCCGCCGTCGGAGCGATGATGTAGAGATCGTCGCCAATGTGGGCGTTTGGACCAAGCTCGTAGAGCGAGAGACCGGCAGCG